GAGCATCTGCAGGAGAAGTGGGCACCCCTTCTGGACTACGAAGGTCTTGATTCAATCAAAGATGCACATCGTAGAGCAGTAACCGCTCAGCTCCTGGAGAACCAAGAAATCGCTCTCCGCGAAGAGAAAGAATTCCTTTCCGAAGCACCAACCAACTCCGTTTCAAGCGGTGGTGTTGCTAACTTCGACCCCGTTCTGATTTCACTCATCAGACGTGCACTGTTTAACGAGGCAGATACCGCATTCTCAAACAGCGGAATCAGCACCTCCAATCCTTATGTTACTAACTCGGACGGCACTGCTGCTGGTTTCGGCACTGGTTCACAGGCTGGCACCAACCCTGGCGCTCTGAATCCTTCAAGCAACAGCACCCAAGCAGCGTATAACGTTGGTCAGGGTATGGATACTGAGTTCTCTGAAGAGCTCGGATCAGGTCAGTCCTTCAACGAGATGGCATTCTCGATCGAGAAGGTCACCGTTACTGCTAAGTCACGCGCACTGAAAGCTGAGTACTCACTCGAGCTTGCTCAAGACTTGAAAGCAATTCACGGTCTCAACGCTGAGGCTGAGTTGGCAAACATTCTGTCAACTGAAATCCTCGCTGAAATCAACCGCGAAGTCATCAGAACCATCTATAAGTCTGCTGAAACTGGCGCTACCGCTAACACAGCAACTCCTGGTACTTTCGACCTCGACGTTGACTCCAACGGTCGTTGGTCTGTTGAGAAGTTCAAGGGTCTTATCTTCCAAATCGAGCGCGATGCTAACGCAATCGCACAAAGAACTCGTAGAGGAAAGGGCAACATGATTCTCTGCTCTGCAGACGTTGCCTCCGCTCTGACCATGGCAGGTGTCCTCGACTACACCCCTGCACTCAACGCTAACCTCAACGTTGATGACACTGGCAACACCTTCGCAGGTGTCCTTGCTGGTAAGTATCGCGTCTATATCGACCCATATGCTGCCAACCTGGCTGCTGACCAGTATTACGTTGCTGGTTATAAGGGTTCTTCACCTTATGACGCAGGTCTCTTCTACTGCCCATATGTCCCCCTCCAGATGGTTCGTGCCGTCGGTCAGGACACCTTCCAGCCCAAGATTGGATTCAAGACTCGTTACGGTATTGTTTCCAACCCATTCGCTGGTGCTACCCAGGGTACCCATCCTGGTTCGCTCAAGGCAAACGACAACCGTTACTACAGAAGAGTCAAGGTTTCCAACCTCATGTGATTCTCGATTCACATATCTTCTTCAGAGGGTCTTCGGACCCTCTTTTTTTATCTAAATACAAATAAAACTGATAATGACAGTTTCACCATTTAGAAATCAGATACAAAACAGAAACTTCTTATCTCCTACTGGATTTCAGTTTAGTTTATCCAAGGAGCCTAAAGTAAGTTTCTTTTGTACTAGTGCTAGAATACCTGAGTTGTCATTGCAAACTTCCACTCAAGCAACTTATCTTAAGGATATTGATGTCCCTGGAGAAAAATTAACTTATGGTGACCTCACCTTAAGATTTTTGGTTGATGAGAATATGAGCAACTATATGGCAATCCATAACTGGTTGACTGGTCTCGGTTTTTCTGAAACGACACAAGACTTTGTTGATTTGACAACTGACGACCAAGGTCTGAAAAATCAATTGACAGAGCAGTTTAGTGATGGTAGTCTGAGCATCCTCAACAGCAACTACCGTATCAATACGATTGTAAAGTTTAAGGACTTGTTTCCCGTCTCTCTATCGTCACTGGAGTTTGACACTTCAGTAACTGACATACAGTACTTTACAGCAGACGCTACTTTCAAGTATACTATCTACAATATACTGGATTCTGATAACAGAACACGCTTATGAATCTTGAGCAAATTCAGGAGATGTGGGAGCGTGACTCTCAGATCGACCCTGATAACCTACATGATGAGTCTTTAAAAATTCCTCAACTTCATTCCAAGTATTATACGGTTTATAACACAATTACACTATTGAGAGAAAAAGCATTAGAGACTTTTAATAGAGTAAAACTAGAAAGGTATAACTACTACACAGGAAAGGCGCCAGCAGAGGTCTACGAGGAAGAACCATTCCCATATAAGGTTAGGGACAAAGAAGCGATACAGAGGCATATGGATGCCGATGAGAGACTCAATAAAATAAACCTCAAAATACGGTACTATGACCATATGTTGAGGTTTCTTGAGGATATTATTAAGACCATCTCAAATCGCACTTTTCAAATCAAAAATGCACTTGAGTGGCATAAGTTTCAAGCAGGGTTTAGTTGACCCTGCTTTTTTATTATTCTGCTACTACTTCTGTTTCTGCAACTTCTGCAGGTGCTTCTTCTGCTTCAGGTTCGGGAAGAGTAACGCCTACTTGAGTCAGGTATTCAATAGCACCTTGGACTTTGAAAAATAATTCTCTATTCTTAGTTGCTGCTGCTTCAAGCTCAGCACGCTGTTGGAGCAGTTGTTGAAGGTGTTGCTGTTGTTCGGTCATTTCAGGTAACTGAGTATGAATAATTTCACATTATTTATACATAGAAATAAAACATGGAAGAAGATAATCTTTACGAAAAAGATTTTGATGATAATCTACCCTTTGTCTCAATGGATATGGGGATTGAAGATGTAAGACAGATTCATGAATCATTATGTCTTCATCTTCAAAACTGGGTGTCATGTCCAGATAAAAAAGAAAGATTAGAAGGTCTGAAGGACTTTCTAGAAAGGTTGATGCTGGAATATACGTTCAAGATACAAGAATAAATATCCATAGGTGATCCTTATGGATAATGTCTCATTTGATTATATCGAAGAAGAATGAGGTCTTCTTACAGGTAAAAGCAGAACCTCATGTCTATTATGAATTAGCAGACCAGTTTACATTTGATGTGCCTGGTGCAAAATTTATGCCTCAGTATCGTAACAAATACTGGGACGGAAAAATTCGTTTATTCAATACCCAGACTGGTGAAATATATGTTGGGTTATTGGATAAACTCACAAGATTTTGTGAGAATCATGAATACACCTATGAGTTTGCTGATAACAAATTCTATGGTCTTCCATTTGAGGTCAATGACTTCATCTCAAAGGAAGGTGTAAAGGATTACATGAATTCTATTTGCAAGTACGCTCCCCGTGATTACCAAGTAGAGGGAGTATACGACGCTTTAAGACATAATAGAAAGTTGCTGATATCTCCAACTGCTTCTGGAAAGTCGTTGATGATATATTCAATTGTGAGATACTACGTTGAGAAAGGGCAAAATACTCTGATAGTCGTTCCGACGACTTCGCTTGTAGAGCAAATGTATAAAGATTTTGCAGACTATGGTTGGGACGTAGGTTCATTTTGCCACAAAATATATGCGGGAAAGGAAAGAGAGACTGACTCGCAGGTGATTATCACCACCTGGCAGTCCATCTACAAACTTCCCCGCAAATACTTTTCAAGATTTAATGTGGTTGTTGGAGATGAAGCACACCAGTTCAAATCTAAGTCTCTAATATCTATAATGTCAAAACTTTCAGATGCAAAATACAGATTTGGTTTTACAGGCACTCTTGATGGAACTCAAACTCATAAGTGGGTATTGGAGGGCTTATTCGGTCCCTCCTACAAAATCATCAGAACAGAAGAATTAATGAAGAAAGGGCATGTTGCTAAGCTAGATATCAATGTGCTTCTATTGAAACACCCTGCACATAAGTTTGAAAACTTTGAAGAAGAAGTTCAGTACATTATTAATCATGATAGACGAAACAAGTTTATTCGTAACCTTGCCCTTGATCTTAAAGGTAATACGCTCATATTATTCTCCCGTGTTGAAGGGCACGGACAACCGCTTTATGACCTAATAAATAACAGCAAGGCAGACGGGCGTCATGTCTTCTTTGTTCATGGTGGTGTGGCAACTGAAGATAGAGAAAAAGTAAGGGAGATTACAGAAAGAGAAAACAACGCGATTATCGTCGCTTCATACGGCACATTCTCTACTGGTAT